TTGCGACCGGGCGCGATATGCGTAGTACGACGCGACTATTTAGGCGAGAGCCATTTGGATTACGGCAGCCGGTCTTAAGGCGAAGAAGTGAACCCTTAGCTCCGCGAGAATCGCTAGGAGGTTCAACGTAAACCATCCCAAGTGACTATCCGTAATATACATGGTTGCCGCCATCAGGTCAGCCAGTACGAGCGTCTTGAGGTCGCCGGTGAAGCCGGTGCCGACCGGCACGGCCTGCGCGACGATGACGGGCAAGCCCCACAAGCGCGGCGTGCCGGTCTGGGATGGGCCGCCGTAGTAGTAGCGGAACTCGTTGTCGTGCGAGAGGTCAACGGATTCCCAATCGGCGGGACTGAGGATGAAGGCGTTGGGTGTGACGAAGATCGGCGCGACCTGTGCCTTCGTGACCGCCTTGCGCGTCGTCGTGAGGATGTTCGTGACGAACGCCTGCTGGCTGACACCGCTGATATTGATGATGCCCCGCAGGTTCGCGCCCGTGCCGTTACCGGAGATCATCGCATCCTCAGTCGCTTGATCGAGACCGTTGAGGAGGAAGGTGTCCATCAGGTCACGCAGCTGCGGGGCGTCGGAGAGGGCCTGCCGGGTAATCGGCATCCAGTGGGCGATAATGCTAGCAACGGAGTTTTGCAGCGCGAGCGCGAGCGCGGATTCCGGCTTGACGCCGGTCGCGCCGGTGGTGTCTGTCGGTTCCGCCACCGCCGCCGCGTTATTGGTATAGCCGGTGATCTGCGCGTACTCGATGAAGGGTGAGGTTGCCTGGATGACCGTCACAACTTCACGCAGTTTCAGCGGTCGGAAGGGCAACGCCACCATGTCGAGGTACTGCGGCCGGACGACCGCGCCGCCTGTCGTGCTCGTGTAGCGGCCAACGTCCGTACCACCGCTCGTCACGAGTGTCTTCAGCGAGAGATTCGGCATCGGAATGGCGGGGGATTGAAGATGCGTTTCCTTGCTCGTTGGCATCCCGTTCGGATGGGTGGTTCCGAGCCATGATTTGAAGGTGTCATCGTTCAGGAAGGTGTCGGCGATGGTCTCAGGGCCACGGAAGGCCGCATTCGCCGCGTCACCAGAGAGCACTTCGCCGCTGACGGCAGTGACCGCGTGCCGCATGTTGCCCGCTGACTGATTGAGCCAAGACTTCGTTTCGGTGCTCTTCTGGCGCTGGCCGGCCGTTTCGGCCGCGTCCTTTGCCTGAACTTCCAGTTCTTCGATCTCGTGATTGAGCGTCTTGATTTCCTCACGGATCGCGGCGGGAACCTTTGAGTCGTCGGGTTCGTTCGCGAAGATATATTCGACACGATCATTCTTCGTCTTGATCGCGGCCTGCATTTCTGCGAGTGTCATCGGGGAGTCCTTTCGCTTGCACAACAAAAACCACCCTTGCGAGTGGCTCCATTTGGTCTGTGTTCGGGTGAGATCAGACAGCGACACCGAGCCGTCGTGATTGCAGTCTCAGATGCTGCATCCGTAGCACGGCCACCTCATCGGCGTCCTTCTTGGCGGTGGTCTCGGGGCCACCGCTGATGATGTCAGCCATTTTGCCGATGTGCTGGGCCATCGCGTCGTGCGCGACCTGCATCCCGGCCTGGACGGCCTTCATTTTGCCGAGGTTCGCGGCGGAGATCGCCCGCCCGGACTTGATCGAAAGACCGTCAAGCGACGCGGCGCGTGTCACAAACCCCTCCATCGCGCTCGTCGCGACATCGGCGTGGTCGCCAAAAGTCATGCTCCTCGTGAGCGCAACTTTCAGCGCCGCAACGTCGGCCTGCTTGCCGGTGATTGGAACCGTAGTATCGGCGGCCTCGGCCGCGTCGTCGTCGCTATCGGTCGCGGTGGCGTATGTCGTGACGCGCACCACCGATTCCTCCGGCCCCCAGACGACATCGTTACCCGCCGTCACCGTGTAGGTGCGCCGGAATAAGTCTTCCTCATCGGAATAGACAACCGCATCATCGTAGACATCTCGGATGTAATAGCCAGGAGCCCACGCGTCAGTGTCATCATCATCGGTGTCGGGAAAGTCCTCATTGAGTTCATCACTGAGAAGCGCGCGCAGATCGTCGTAGGACATACCGGAGGGCAGCGCCTTCGTCGTGTGATCCTCGGCGGTAAGCGCGACTGATTGCGGATCAGCAGGCGCATCTGCCTCGATCATGGCCGCGAGGGATTTGAGGGTGTATGAGGCATTAGCGCGCGGTTCGGCAGGGCAAGGCGTAAGACTGGCATCCAAACCGAGCGGCCAACTCAATATCTCATGCACGGTTCCGGCATCAGTTTTGACGGCCTTGCGTGTCACGAGATGGCTTGCGGTTCCGCTCGACCAACCCAACTTCCCATCCTGAGCCATTTTCAGGAGCGCCTTTTCGTACTCATCACGGGCTTTGATCTGCCCTTCGACCCACACGCCGACTTCGTCCACCTTCATGGAGACGTTCGTGAGGCGGCGATTCTTGATCGTCGGATCAAGGGCGTGTGCATAGTAGACGGCAGACTTCATCCCATCTTCAAGCCCGAAGTCTGTGCTCGAAGTGAAATAGTCTTTTTCGGCGGACAGATCATGCTGCTCAGAAGAACCGAACACAACGAGGTATCCCTCAACATGCCCATTCGGTAATGCTTTCACCGCACCGCCGCGATGTATTAAGTCGGACATGCCGCCCACCTTTCTTGCGTTTATCGCATTGGAGTACTATTGTGATGCTCGTCATGAATGTTCTCAGATAGATCGAGTTCGCCGCATAAAATTGCTGCGATAGTTGCCTTCGCGATCAGGACGCGTCGCCCCGCCCGGATGATTGGCAACCGTCCTTCACGGACCAACTTTCGTCCCATCGTCTCGCCTATGCCGAGCACGCGGCACGCGTCGGGTAAATCGAGCGTCTGCCGTTCCGCAGGTAGACTCATGAACATGCCCCCTATCGTTATCCCACGCCGCCCGTCGCGGCGAGGTATAGGACTACGATAGAGGGCGCGGCTGTGCGATTTGCGGAAAAACGCGGAATAACTACGGCGAATCCTGCCCCTTATTTCATCGGTGGCTTACTACCGAGGTACCGACCCTTGCCGGGGACGCTGATGCGTGCCATGACTAACTGATCTCGATCAGACGCACATCCTGCGCGGCAGTGCCGGAAATGGCCCACCAGGCCCCACCAGCCTCGGTGTCCGTCAGGGCCGCGCCAATCGCCAGATTCATGCCGTTCGCGGTTGTGACCGTATTGTCCTTGCCCAGATAAATCAGCGCCGCCCCGTTATTCGAGATGAGGGCGACGCGGCGACTCGTGTTGAGGGCAAGCACCTGCACCGCTGTGAGGCCGACGCTGACATTGGTGACGGTCGTGATCTGGCCCTTGCCGCCGATCAGCGAGCCGTAGAGATGCGGCGCGGCGTTCTGTGTTGCGAAGTGGCGGCGAAACCAGGTGATGATGGCGTTCATGCGGCTGCTCCCTTTTTCGCGGATACGGGCGTCGTACGGTGGCCGTTCGTCGCTGGTGCGGGCGTGACAGGTGCGGCCACAACCGTTGTGATTGATTCACCCCCGGTCGCTTCCGGCACCATCACGCCCGCCGCAATCAGCGGGTCAACCGCCGCGCCAACATCGGTCAGTTCGCCAGAAACAAATGAAGAGCCGCGTGTGAGGAAATAGACACCCTCATCGGTCGGCAGCGCGTCCATTTTCAACTCCCGCTTCGCCGTCGCGCGATCAATGATCCCGGCCGCGAAGACGTGCTCGACGCGGACGAATATCGCGTCAAGGTCGGGTTGCAGCACCCGCACTTCATCGTAGTCGTGCGCGACCCGCAACGTGGGATCATCCCCGAAGTCCGGCATTAGTTGGGTGGTAAGTTCTTCATCAATAGATGCCTGAGTGGGAAGCAGGTAACTTTCGTACGCCGCCTCGCGCGCCTGCTGGTAGTTGGCGAACGTGGCGTGCTCTAAGCCAGCGCCGAGCCCGATCACAATAGCGGGAATGCCGATCAGGGCGGAAATTCTTTCTTCGGGCGTCCAGCGCATCTGACGCAGGTTCATCTCGGCGGGCGAGAACGACGGCACATCCACCTTAACCGCGCCGAGCGAGATGATCGGCTCACCGCGCCGCGCGCCCGTCGTTTTCTCTTTCCAATCCTGCTTGACGAACGCGGCCTGCTCGACGGTAAACATCTGGTCAGGGAAGCCGGGGGAGATGATCGCGCCCGGCGTGCCACGGTTCGTCACCATCGCGGACTCGTACTCGGTGATCTGGTTATCGGTGTAAATCTCTCTGAGCGCCGCCTTTAATTGCGAGAGCCCTTTGCGCATGTTGCGCGGGTCGCGGCCGTTGGGGAGATGCACCACATCCTTGACATCCCAGCGGTCGGTCTTGCCGTCCACCCTGTAGTCGTAATGGGAGATAAACTCGCTGCCGTCAGCGGGCCAGCGCGGCTCCATCGTCCAGTGCGGCACGTACCAGAGTGCGAGCACGTCACCGCCGTTGGTGCGCTCCTTGAGGAGGTAGGCGTTACCGTCGAGGATGTAGGACATCATCAGCGGCGTCCACATCTGTGCGCCCGAGTAGTACGGGTTGGGACGCTTTAGGAGGGCCGCGAGCGGATGGCCGGGAACGACCTCCTCGCCCTTCGCCGTCTCACGCATAATCCGGATCGGCGCTTCAGGGTAGGTACGGCCAATCCAACCGAGGGTGGCGGCGACGATGCTGTTGTCGCCGGGATCACCGGCGGCGATGGCGAAGTCGATTGATCCGCCGATGCCGTGGCCACCGTAGCCACCGAAGGTGGAGTAGGTCGGGTAGCCAGCGAAGCGAATCGCGGACTTCAACGCGTCCCATCTTTGCTTGAGTGAGACGCCGGCCATCTTTCAGTCCTATCCGGTGTAAAATCCTGGGTGCTGACGCTCAGTGAGATGGACAAACGCCTTGCTAGTCGCGTCGAGTTGATCGTCATGCGCGGCCATCGGCCACGTTTCGGATTCATCGAGGAACGCACCGATCCACTCGCCACGCACGAGCCGCACATTGCCGCCCTCCGCCTGTGCGGAGAACGGTTTGATGTACTCCTCTTTCGGGCCGGTGCTGCGTTCGCCATGCACCTCGTATCCGGCCAGGAGCCGGGTGTAGGTAGCGATAGTCTGCTTGCCCGCGCTGCCCGGTTCCTGCTCAATCCAGATCGGCACGCCGCGTCCGTCAAGCGCCGCCGTCTGTACTACTAATGCCTCAACGCTCGCGGGAGTGCTGCGGACGCGGCGGATATCCTCGATCGTGTAGACACCCGCCGCCGTCTTACTGACAAGCGCGCCGACCGTCCAGTCGGGGTCATTTTTGCCCGTCGCTTCCGTGGCCGCGAAGTCCCATCGCCGTTCACGCTTCGCCTCGGCGGGCGCGGCATCAATCACCGGGAACCACTCGCGCCTGAAATAGCCGCCATCATTGCGCGCCGACCAATCGCCATTGAGCAGTTGCGCGCGGGTGACGGGATCGAGTTCAGCCAGACTTTTGCGGTATTCCTCGGCATCGAGGTGCGGGTTATCACCAAGGCGGGCCGGCACGAAGATACGGCCTTTGCTTAGTCCTTCGGTAAGGAATCGCTGTCGTACCCACTCATGCCCGATACCGCCGGGGTTCGACGCGGAGCGCATCCGCAGCGGGACCACGACGCCCTCACGTCGCCGCAGCCGCGAGAAGAGATAGCGGTACTGCCACTCAGTGAATTGAGTAAGTTCATCGAACGCAATATAATGCAACGCCGCGCCTTGATAGCTGTAGACATCGGCGTCATTAGCCAGATAGCCGAACGTGATACTCGCGCCCGAGGGGAACGTGAAGCGTTTCTTCTGTGCGTTCCAGTGCGCCTTGCCGCGCCACCAGCCCATCGCGCGGTCCATGATCGCGTCGGGCATTGCGAGGTCGACGAACGTGCGCCGCAGGATCAGCGCGGTATAGCCGGGAATGTCGAGGTACTGTGCCGCGCCCATCAAGAGCGCGTCACTTTTCCCCCTCCGGCGCTCCCGCCATAGAGGGCTTCGCGATTGATGAGTGAGAGAAAAAGCGTCTGCTTCATCGTCGGCGTATGCGGGATGAAGGCGCTATTCCGGTTCAGCGTCTCCGTCACTGTGCTCAGTGCCATCGCTGAGACCAAGGAGAGTTGCGAATTCGTGGTTAAACTCATCGGCATTGACCGTCACAATCTGCGCCTTCAGCGGTGCGCCGTTGAGGATACCGCCGACCTCGACCTGCGCGGGCGCGTTCAGACCCAGGAGGCGGGCGCGCGAATCGATCAGGCGGATCAGCCGGTCAACCGCGGTCAAGTCGCCCGCGCGGACTTTCGGCATCACGACGAGCAGCGCGGTATCAAGCCGCTCGACCTCCAACTGCCGCAGTTCGCGGGTATGCTTCTCGTTCTGAGCGGCAAAGCGGGCGAGGACGCGCATCACGGCGTCATGCGCCGCCTGATAGGAGATACCGAGTTGCCGCCCGATCACGCGGTAGGACGCGCCGTGCTTACGCAGTTCCAAAGCCTGCACCTCACGCTCGCGTGCGACGGTGATGCGGCTACTTGTGGTGTTGTCAGCGGCCATAGTCAACCCCGTAATGTGTCAATCGTGTCGGTCGTCCCATCGCGCGCCACCAATCGGGGGGTGAGGAGTTCGTCGCG